CTAAAGCTAGGCCGCGTGTGGTTGGCCCGTTTCAAGGCGTAAACCCTCCTGAGATGGGTGCTGACGAAAGGGCAGCCCGAGAGACGCGCCCTGCGCCTTCCCCGCCGAGCATGACCCCTACCCCTGAAGCACAGCGCAAAATGGAAGAGCAGTTGCGCGACCAACGGCAGCAAGAGGAAATGGATCGCGCAGCGGACATCTCTCGGCGTAGTTCAATCGGAACGTACAAGGAAGAGAAGAAGGCCAAGGGCGGCATGGTCGGCTCTGCTTCCAAACGTGCAGACGGTTGTGCGACTCGAGGCAAAACCCGAGGAAAGATGGTGTAACGATGCGAGTCTCTCGCGGCATGGGGAAGATCGCCCCCGCCAAGATGCGGGCTATCAAAAAGCGCGATGGTAGCCAGCCCGTGATGCTGTTCGCCGAGGGTGGCGAGTCACGGGTCAATGAGGCGGGGAACTACACCAAGCCGGGCATGAGAAAGCGTTTGTTTGAGTCCATAAAGTCTGGTGGAAAGGGTGGTGCGCCTGGCCAATGGAGCGCCCGAAAGGCTCAAATGCTTGCACAGCAGTACAAGCGTAAGGGCGGTTCATACCGGGATTGACGTGTAGCCATGAAGCCAGCAAAGTTTCCAGTCTTTCCCGGTGGTTGCAATGTCTTCGACTGGATTGTGTTGGAAGCGCAACAGTTAAGAGCGTTGCGCCAACGGGAGAACAGGGATGTTGCGGAAGCCGCAAAAGAGTCTAAAAGACTGGAGCTTAGAAAAATGGCGCACGAAGAGCGGAAAGCCATCGACGCAGGGTCCGAACGCCACGGGAGAAAGGTATCTCCCCGCCTCGGCAATTAAGTCTTTGAGTCCGCAAGAGTACGCAGCCACAACCAAAGCAAAACGCGCAGGCAAGGCCGCTGGCAAGCAGTTTGTAGCGCAGCCAAAACGGATCGCACAGAAGACCGCAAGGTTCAGGACGTAAGATGAGTACATCAGGCACAACCTCATTCAATCTCGACCTGAATAGCATGGTCGAAGAGGCGTTTGAGCGAGCCGGTCGAGAGGTACGCTCAGGCTATGACATGAGAACCGCTCGTCGCAGTCTCAATCTGATGACAGTTGAGTGGGCAAACCGAGGCATCAACCTGTGGACCGTTGAACAGGGGGTCATTCCCCTGAACCAGTCGCAGATCACTTATGCCCTGCCGATTGATACGATTGATTTGCTGGATCATGTTGTTCGCACACAAAGCGGCCTGAATCAGACCGACATCAACATCTCGCGTATCAGTGTTTCCACCTACGCCACCATCCCCAACAAGAACGCCCAGGGTCGCCCAATTCAGGTTTGGATCAACCGTCAGTCAGGAGCAACCAGCGCGACCAGCTTGACCCTGAACGGCGGCATCAATGACTCGGTCACAACGATCACATTGAGTTCTACTGACGGGCTGTCTGCGGTTGGTTATATCAAGCTGGGTGCCGAGATCATCAGCTACACGGGCAAGACCAGCACCACGCTCACCGGGTGCTTGAGAGGCCAGGCGGGAACAACGGCCGCCAGTCATTTGAACAACGCAACAGTCTCGGTGCCGTTCTTGCCAAACATCAACGTGTGGCCAGCACCGGATCAGAGTGACTTTTACACCTTTGTGTACTGGCGACTGAAGCGAATCCAAGATGCTGGAAACGGCCCTACGGATCAACAAGTGCCGTTTCGTTTCTTGAACTGTATGGCGGCTGGCTTGGCGTACTACATCGCCATGAAGATTCCAGAGGGGCAGGACCGACTGGACCGGCTGAAGATGGACTATGCAGAACAGTGGATGCTTGCGGCTGATGAAGACCGAGAGAAGGCTCCGCTGCGGCTGGCACCTCGACAGATGTTCTTTTAGTCATGCCTAACAGGTTTGCATCTGGCAAGTATGCAATTGCACAGTGCGATAGGTGCAACTTTCGCTACAAGCTGAAAGAGTTGAAGCAGTTGGTCATCAAGACCAAGAATGTCAACTTGTTGGTGTGTCCTACATGCTGGGAGCCTGATCAGCCGCAGTTGCAATTGGGCATGTATCCGGTTGACGACCCGCAGGCGCTGCGCAACCCTCGGCCAGATAACAGCTACACCACGTCTGGTCTTAGTGGTTTGCAGACTGATCCATTGACTGCGCCGCCAACTAGTACAGAGGCGTTTGGCACTCCGGAAGGTGGTAGTCGAATTATTCAGTGGGGATGGAACCCCGTGGGTTTGAACAATCCATTGCAACTTACCGGCTTGGAGGATAATCTCCAGGCACAGGGTTCAGTGGGAACCGTGACCATAACGGTCAGCTAGGAGAAATCATGAAGAAGTACATGTCAGGCGGCGATGTGAAGAAGGTTAAGAGCATTGCCAAGAGCGAGGTTGAGGGCCACGAAAAGCGGATGCACAAGTACGCTAAAGGTGGGGTCACGAACTCGCAACGCGCCAAGTTTGGTCGCAACATGGCGCGTGTTATGAATCAGCGGAGCAAGTCATGAGCAAAGCTAACGATCAGTGTCATTTCTTCCCAGCGGAAACCAAAGATCCGATTGGCAAGTACACTCAGCCCCGTCAGTACACTGACACCATGGGGCAGAATGGATACCCTAACGGGATTGCCAACACCCAAACCCTGCGTACCCGTGGAACCAAAAACACGACTCGCGGGAACAGCAGCTCGACCAAGATGGGCTAAACGTGAACTACGCTACGCTCTTTGAGACGATCAAGGGGTACTTGGAGAACGACTTTCCGAGTACCACCTGGACCAATACGGCCGAAACCGGGACGGTGACGTTTTCGTCTACTGAGCAGATCAACACGTTCATTCGCCAGGCCGAGCAGCGAATCTACAACACGGTACAGCTTCCTGCGCTAAGGAAGAACGTTACTGGCAACTGTACGATTGACAACAAGTATTTGGCCATGCCGTCTGACTGGCTGGCTATGTTCTCGTTGTCTGTGATTCGCGCTGACGGCTCTCAGAGCTTCTTGTTGAACAAAGACGTTGAGTACATCCGTGAGTCTTTTCCTAGTCCATCCGACAAGGGCGAGCCGACGCATTACGCGATCTTTGATAACGATACGATGATTCTGGGTCCGACGCCTGACTCCTCGTACAGCATGGAAATGCACTACTACTATTACCCAGAGTCGATTGTGACTGCGAACACAACGTGGCTGGGTGATCACTTTGACAGCACTTTGCTTTACGGGTCGCTAGTTGAGGGGTACACGTTCATGAAGGGTGAAACCGACATGGTGGCGTTGTATTCCAAGAGATACGAAGAGGCAATGTTGTTGCTCAAGAAACTTGGCGACGGCAAAGATCGTCAAGACACCTATCGTTCTGGACAAGTGAGGTATCAGGTCACATGATTATGAATGACGTTGGAGTGCTCCTGGGCGGGATTGTTCAAGTTCAGACGACGCAAAACCGTGGGCTAACTGCCGACGAAGTTGCGGAACGCGCCGTTGACCGAATCATCTCGGTGGGAAACAGTTCTCATCCGGCCATTCGTGACCAGGCTCAGGCGTTCAGAGATCAAATTCAAGCAGTAGTTGCCTTCTACATGAAGGAAGCGATCAAGAATGATCGGGCTACGCTTGCCATTCGGCTACGGGATGCGGGGCACTCGGAGCTAATTAAACTTTTGGAGAAATAGTCATGGCCTTTACTGGAAACTTCATGTGTACCAGTTTCAAGGTGGAGTTGATGCAAGCCATCCATAACTTCACGGCAAGCACTGGCAACACATTCAAGCTGGCGCTGTACACGAACAGCGCATCGTTTACCGCAGCAACCACGGCGTACACCACGTCCAACGAGGTCACGGCCTCGGGTTCGTACTCGGCTGGCGGCGGCACTCTTACCAATGTCACCCCGACCTCGAGCAGCACGACGGCGTTCACGGACTTTGCAGACATCAGCTTTACCACGGCCACCATCACGGCCCGTGGTGCATTGATCTACAACGACTCGGCAACGGGTGATCCGACGGTTGTGGTTCTGGACTTCGGTTCAGACAAGACCTCGACTTCTGGTACGTTCCAGGTCATCTTCCCGACTGCCGATGCCAGCAACGCGATCATCCGGATTGCTTGAGGACACTTGCCATGATCAAGATCGACTTTCAATTCGAAACTCCTCATGGCAAGTTCGCTGATGCTCTACATCTTCCTGACGATCACACGTTCACGGAAGCAGAGATCCAAGCCATGAAGGAACAGCGCCGGGACAACTGGATTGCTGTTGTGACTGCGCCTCCGGTTGAGGAGCCTGATACGACCAAAGAGATCGCAGGTGAGGTGTATCAGAAGCTGGAGGGTGTCCCGCCTGCGGGAGCCAAGCTGATCGAGATCGAAGGCGTCTGGTACTACAAGGTGTAAACAATGCCCGCTGCAAAGCCTTGGGTGCCCTTAACCTGCAAACATTGCGCTAAGGTGTTTGAGGTGCAACCGTGGGCTGCTAAAGGACGCAAGAAGTTTTGTAGCAAGGCGTGTTTCTTTGCGGGTAGAGAGCTTAAAGGTTTGTTTACGAAAGGACATTCTGACCTAGTGCCGCCGGAAAAGCGGGGGCATTCGGACGAGACTCGTAAAAAGCTCTCGGAATTTCAAAGACAAAACTATCGGTATGGCCCGGATCATCCCAATTGGAAGGGTGGTTTACGATCTGAACGCAAAAAAGCGATGGGTCAGTACCCTTATAGAGACTGGCGAAATGCAGTATTTTCCAGAGACAATTGGACCTGCCGAGTGTGTAGCGTTCGGGGTGGATACCTAGAGGCAGATCACATCAAGCCGTGGTGCGCGTTTCCTGATCTACGGTATGACGTAGATAATGGAAGAACTGTTTGTCGGCCTTGCCATGTAAAGTTAGACACACATGGCCCCAAGGCTCTGAGATTTAAGGAGAGCTAAAATCGCAGATCGCTTCTGGGTTGGCGGGACGGCAAACTGGGACGGCGTTGCCGGGACTAAGTGGGCAACCTCGTCCGGTGGTGCTGGCGGTGCGTCTGTTCCTACCAGCGCGGATGATGTGTTCTTCACGAACCTCTCCACCGGCACCTGCACGATCTCATCCGGCAACACCGGAGCCAAGTCGATCAACTGTACGGGGTTTGCTGGGACGATTGCAGGATCTGCTGCTATTACCGTCTCTGGCAGCGTGACCCTCGTAGCGGGGATGACGTTTACTTACAGCGGGACGTTGACGATCAACGCTACGGGTACGCTGACCAGTGCCGGAAAAACACTTGGTCCAGTGACGATCGATGGTTCTGGTATCACCGTAACGCTTGGCGATGCGCTAACATCTTCTGGAACGATTACTGTTACGCAAGGCACTTTCACCACCAACAACTTCAACGTCACTGCAACGATCCTATCCTCCAGCAACAGCAACACCCGCACGATCAATCTGGGTAGCAGTACGGTTACGTTGAGTGGAACAGGTGCGCTTACATTTACAACAACAACAAACCTTACCTTTAATGCTGGCACATCTTCAATTGTTTGTACCAATACCACATCGGCACAAGTTTTTTTTGGCGCTAGTGGCTCCCCGCAACCCGCAACCTTATATAACCTGTCGTATACAGCTACAACGTCAGTAACGCATATCTTGCGAGGTGTGTTAACAATAAACAATTTGGCGGTTACTGGCCCAGCCTCCGCAGGAGTTGTGCAGCTAAGTATTGAG